TATATTTAAATTAGTCTTTTGTGGCATTGTTAGAATTCGAGTATGATTTTAATGTCTTCCTTTTGACGAGAGTTTCTCAAAATTTCAGGTCTATTATCTAAGTAGATTATTTCTCCTGACCCTTTATTTATCTCAGATTCAGATAACCCTGCATTAAAGTTAGTTCCCAAATTTATTAACTTATTGCCAGATGGGTTGGTTGTTATACCTGAAAAATTAACAGATATAGAACCAGAGAAGTCTGATGATTGTCCTTGTATGTCATTAGCAGTATTAGATGACTCAAAATCATAAATTCTAGCGTCTGTAGAAATACCTGTATAATCAGTATGATTTTGTAATGTTGGATTGAAATGTAATGAGCGATCTTTAAAATATTTCATTACTTTTGTTTCATTATCATATGATGCTACATAACCCTTTGCCACTTTTCCAGTATTGGGTGACACTGTTAAAACTTGATTTATCTCTTCACCTACTATAGGTGTTTTATCTACTGTTGAGAATTTAACTGCTTGTAATGATGAATATGTTGAGTCAGTGTAAATTGCAGTTGTGCCAATTTTAGTTGGATTTTTAACAAGTCCTACTTGTGCAAATATTGTATCAATAGGAAAATCTTTTGTTGAATCATCAAAACGAGCATAAATTATAACTTTATCAGTGCCTAACTCTTTATAAACATCAGAACCGTGTCCTAAACCAGGTGGAATGATTGGAATTAGTTTAGCTCTATTATCTGCACTAACAGCACTGTTTAGAGTTCCTAAGTCAACGATACCATAAGTATATCCTTTTCCTCCTGCACTTACAGTAACATTAGTTATTTTGGTATTTTGTACATCAATTCTTGCTTTAGCACCTGTTCCATCACCCAAAATGTCAACCTCTTGACCTAATCCATTTGCATATCCAAGTCCACCCTTCTCAATATAAACGTGTTTTATTTGATTTAAGTTAACATCTGAATTACCATTCTCTCTAACTGTTCTAATTTGAGCATCGGTTGTAGTTAACCAATCATTAGGAACAGTTATATACTCCGTTGAGTCAAATTTAATTATATCACTAGGTGAGACGGTAAATAAGTATTTCCAAATATAACCATCACCACTATTACCTGCCTTTGATGGTTCTAAGTCAGTAAATGTAGGTTCATCCTGTGATATGTTTCCTAAAACATTTTCACCTGAAGATCCATTATCAATACAAACGTAAACTTTAAAATCTGAATTTAAGACGTAATAATTTGCATCATACAGTCTATTTGCTGATGTTACTGGACTTGGATTAGAAGCACTGTAATCATCTCTATAAATCTCATATCTACTTCCAGAAACCCAATCAACTCTTCTTATAATCCTTCTAATATTAGCAGATGATATTTTTTTACCAAACATCATTGTATCACCAGCATGATTAAGATATGAAAAACTATCTACAGGTGATGGAGTTTTTGCACTTGTATTCCAGTCATCTGTTCTTCCATATCCAACTAAACCTGCAGGAGATCCTTTAGGATTAGATAGTCCTAGAAAAATATAATATGAATTATTTGTATTTTCGACTGATTCTACAAAATTATTTGCGTTCAGGATTCTAAACTGATCAGTAACTATTGCTGGCATCGAATCTTAACTTTTCTTTTTATTTATAAGGGGTTCCATAATCAAAGTCCAAACACTCTCAATGCTCCAGTTGATCTATGACCTCTAACTGATGTATTCAAGTAATTTTTACGTGAAATCGTTGGGAAAGTTGAGAGACCAGCATCAACAGTCAAACCAGTTACACCGATTGAAACTGGATTTGTTCTTACAAGTGAGTCGCTATGTATAATACCCCAACTTATTGTTCCTAATGAAGTGGTCAAACCAATATTGGTTTGATCAAAGAAACCAGTTTCTGCAATTCCTACTCCACCTGGTGTAACTGATGAGTTGCTATTTGTATGAATATCAACTACTACCATACCCCTAGAAGCGTCTGCTGTTCGAGTTCTTACAATATAGATGTTATCTAAGAATGTGGTTCCAATTCCAACAACAGATGCATTTACACCATTTATAGATGTCACACCAGATCCAACTTTTGTATCCTTAACTAATATTGGATATCCTGGTTGTAAATCAACAGCAGGAGCATTTTGTATTTTACCATTATTATCTATTGTGGTTGCATTAAAGAAGAATTTAAGTGCAGGTCCACCACCTGCCCTTGTAGTTTTTTGTATTCCTGTGATAATACCAGTAAAACCAGCAACAGTTTTAATTGTTTTAATTTTTTCAGTCTTGAAAGGTGGTGTTTCGATAATTGTTCGAGGTGGATTTACAGGATTATATCCTAAACCTCTGTTTGTTACATTAAATCCTACTACAGAACCATCAGTAACTGTTGCTGTAGCAGTGGCAGTTGTTCCTACCCCTACACCTACGGTAAATGGGGGTGAAAAGATTATATCAACATCACCTGAATATCCAGAACCTGGTTCAGTAATTGTTATATCAGTCACTGTTCCAGCTGCGGATACAGTTGCTGTAACACCAGCACCTACACCAATACTTCCAGATGAAACTAAAGCATCAACTTTAGTATCACCACTCTGACCATATCGCTGTAATTCATATAAGAATGGAAGTGCATCATCTACAAAGATAGGATCAGATAAAGATGTACCAGAGGTAGTTGAATAATCACCAATAATTTTTGCAGTTGGATTGATTTGTGGTTCGAGAGATGATCTTGTTTTATCAACTATTTCACCATTTAAAGTAATATCAACTTTTTGTTTTTCCCACCTTACTGGTTTTGGATTATTTTCATCAATTCCCAATCCAGTGTAAATGTCAGTTTCAACTAAATCAGCACCTAATATCTGTTTTACAACTCTATCACTATCCTGAGTAGTGGTTATTCCAATATTTTCATTCTTAAGAACTCTAAATTCATCACCAATTTTTACAGTTTCTTGAACATCCTTTATTTCAACATCAGTTCCATCAACACCTTTATAGAAGAATATATCAACTCTATCACCTGCATCTGGTGGTTCTGTAAATGTGAATGTAGATCCTCCTTCAAACTGATATGAGTCTTTTGGTTTCTGTAAAACTCCATTAACAAATATCAATAATACTGCGTCAAGATCAATTTGTTGAGATTTTGTATTTGATGGATCTTTCTCAAAACTTAATATTTGACCATTAAAGAATAATGGGAATCTTACTTTTTCACCATCTTGGAGATTTGCAATGCTATCAATAAAGTCGATTTCACCAAATTGCCAAGCAGAGAACTTATCTCTGAACACTTCAATAACTTCAAGTTCAAATTCTTGAATAGGTGCTGATAAATGAGAAGCAGTTACCAAACCTACTGGTTTAAATTTATCACCAACTTTAAATGAGTGACCAGGTCTTGATACACTAAATGAATTTATTTCAAATAGCGTTGAACCAATACCAACACTTGTTCTAGAAGCACCCACCTCTACATTCAATAATAGATTTTCACCAGTATCTGTGGTTGCTCCTATACCTAATCTTGATACACCAACCACTGGTAAGTTTTCATAAGTTGGTTCAGGAATAATAAGTTTCGGATTTACATAACTTGTACCAGCAGAAACAATGTTAAATGCAAGTGTTCCACCAACTCCAACGGTTGCAGTGATTTCTGCTCCTGTTCCACCGCCACCACCTTGTCCGACAAAGAAAGTAATTGTATTTGTGGTAAATGTTGTAATACCAGTCTGAATACCAGCAAATGGATCTTTTCCTGAACTATGACTACCTGTTATAGAATTTTCTCTAGGATATGGATGATTACCAAAGAAACCATCTTTTGAACACTTAAATACTAATCCTCCAGTATCAATACCAACAGTGTCAGCTAAAGTAAATGTATGATTTGGTATTGTTAATGTAAGAAGACCACTGTGTGATTCATACTCAGCGTCAGATGCTGTAAATGCAAATCCATTGAAGGCACCCTTTCTTATAGACCCAATACCAGAACTTACAAATTTATGAACATATGCTTCATCAGTCACTCCGATAGCAACTGTTCCACCTCTGTATCCTGAACCAAATGTATTGTCTTCAAAGAATTCAAACGCATTTCCACCTCCAACATAGGTATGAACAATTGTGCTAGGACCTGCTTGAACCTCAAATGTTCTCTCAGATACTATACCTGTTAGGAATAATGGTCTTTCATGATCTTGGAATATTGTTGTTGTTACTCCACTATATCCAACACAACTAAATTCTAAATCTTTTAGTTGAACAGTATTTGGTCTTCCAAGTGAGAAACCATGTACTTTATTAGTTGTAACTGTAATGATACCAGTGATATTATCATATGCAGCAGTGCTTATTCCATAATTAACACCTGAAGTTGTTGCGATACCTACAACACTTGTTATTGCACCAGCAGAGTTCTTAAATAATGATGCTTTTGCACCAACTAATGGAGCATACCCAAGACCTGGTGTAGAACCGAGAGAAACGATTAAACCACCTCTTGGAACTTGGTTTTGATTTATATCTGACTCAGATATGATAAATTGACCATTTTCAGATGTAATGCCTGTAAATTGAATGGTAGATATACCTGCTGTGTTATCTGATATAAACTCATAGTTATGACCTTCATTGTTAGTAGTTAATGGTGTTTGGAATATACCATTTATGAATACTACACCATTACCAACTCCTATTCCTGAAGAAGTATTTGCACCTCCCACAGTTAAACTATATGTTTTTCCTATACCTGTAAAGTCATCAGATATATCATCAAATAACATATTAGTTGTATAATCACTTCTTAGGAAAGTTCTTCCACTAAATTCTGCTTTTACAAAAGGTAAATTATTATCTTTTCTTCTTGTTCTCGTATTACCTTTTGGTGGTTCGATAAAGTATACAGAACTATCAATAATGTTGAATGAACCTCTATGTATTCTAACAGTATCATTCGCAGAATGATTTGCAGCAGCAACACCTAATACACCTCTCTCAACTTTAACCACTGGTAGTGTAGATATTCCAAGAGAAACATCAGTTGAGTCGTTAATTCTACCTGTTGGTAGACTTGAGAAACCAACTTGTTCAATTTTCATATACTCATCATTAACTTTGAGTACATCACTCGGTTGAATTGATCCAATACCACTTAATACAAATTGAGTTTCTGTTGCATTTATTGATGAGTCTAAAGTATGAGCAATAGATGTAAATGTAATTGGTTGTTGAACCACACCATCCAAACCAATTATTGTTTTGGTAAGTTGCTTTTCCATTGCTAACTTATGTAAGTTACCAGCACCTAAACCTGTGAAGGTTATTGCAACACCTGCAGACACATACTCTGGTCTAGAAAATAATTGGAATCTATTCTCATCTATAACATTAGCAAAAACTGTTGTAGGTAATAATGTTGTTACTACACCCGCAGTATTTGCAGTTGCTCCAATTGATAGTGCAGTTGCTGCTATACCAACAAATGATGAGTCGAAAGAATATGTTAGTTTTTCATCTGTATTGAAGAAATGATTTGGAATTGTGAAAATACCAGTCGTTGTGCTTAAAATTCCTGAATTTGGATCAAATATTTTTGTGTAAATTGGTGTTCCATCAAATGTAAGATCAAATTTTGTTTTATTTGCTCTTTCTCCCTCTATTCCGTCATAAGTTGATAAAAATACTTCTTGAGATACAGTTCCATAAGTTAATTTTGGTGGAGTATTTGTAAAATCACTTTGAGTATAGAATACTTGATTATATGATTGTACTTCGACTAAAGAATTATATTCAGCATCTGGATAAAAACGCAAATTGATATCATTACCAACTATCTCACCACCAAATGTTCCTATACCTGTTGTAGAACCTAATGATACAAATGGATACTGTACAGTTAAAATATCGTCAGCATCACGAATAGAAATTATCTGATGTATTGCAGATGTATTTCCTGAAGAAACTCTTACTAGAGATTTTACAGAACTGTCAAGAGTTTTATTGATTGTTGTGTATGTTATTGTTCCTATACCTGATGAGTATCCAGACTCCAATCTTACACTTCTCTCTGCTCCTGCAGGTTGACCAGCGACTGAGAAACGATGTGTTCCTATACCAGCAGTCGTAGTACCTAAACCAACAATATTTGATCTAGACTCTAAAATATTTCCAACATTATTTTCAATTTGTAGTTTAATTAAATCATTTTCAAATTTAGCAGTTATAATACCAACTGAACTCTGACTACTTGATGAATTTTTATCAACGTAAGCTTGTGATATTGCAGTGCAAGTTCCATCAAAATTAACTATTACTTCATTATAATTTAATTCTTTAGTTACGCTATCTTCAACGTAAATATTCGCATAAAGTGCGTTGAAATCAGTTTTAGGAAATTCAACAATCGTTGTAACTGCACCAGTTGCAATACCTGAATTTACTCCAGTAAGTTTAACATTTCCAATTACGTTAGTGTTAATTCCAACTAAATCAGTGTTAAAATCAATCTTTAGAACTTTAATATCATGATCTTTAGTGAATTTTTCAATAGGGTCAAATATTAAATTTTTAGATCCACCACTTGTTATTTCTGTTTTAATATTTCCTAATCTTGAATTTGTAAAGTCAGTTGATTTTTCAAATAATATTGCATCATCTTCATCAGTTAATACAACAACTTCTGTAAATTGTGTATCAAAAGTATCTGGATCGATTATTTGAATAAGATAATTTCTAAAGTCAACTAAATCAATTGGTTCAATAACACTGTCCTTTGAAGAGAAACCAGCACTTGAAAATTGTGAACTAATATCATCATGTATAAGAACTCTGTTACTGATACACCTTGAAAAATCAGTTAGTATTTTATTACCAAAAGTTAAATTTTTAGATTTATTATCAAGAGTATCAAAATCCCTAACAAAATCAAAATTATTGATTGCATCAACTCTCTTTGGTTCATCAATGACATCAATAATTATTGTAGATAAGGATGTAGAACCAACTCCAAGTTCAACACTCACATTGTTCTCAACTGATGTATCAGCAAAATTCTTTAATCCTGCAGGATGTACTAAACGATTAACAGAATTTACAAACTTATCCCATACTATTGGACTCTTTATTGAATATGATAAATTTTGATAATAATTATTATCTGGCATTACCTGATAATCTTCATCTAATTTACCAGTGTCATCTAACCAACCATATTCTTGCTTGTTAGAAAAATCTATTTTAAATTTAGCCTTATTTTCTATTAAAGATATTATTTCAGCAGATACACCACTCACTGTTCCAGTTACCCTATCTCCATTCTTAACATAAGATAGACCATCAAGTTTAATATAATCATCTCTTATTTCTGTTACAATAAGATCTGATTTTTCTGAATTTAGTGTTAATGGTTCATTTAAATCAAATTTTCCTCTTGATTGAATAGGTCTTATATCAGGATAATTTCTCTTGTTTACTAAAGTTGCATATCCAGACTGGAAAGTTTTAGCAATACCAGGATTTGTTGTTACTCCTGCTAAACTGAATACAAGTTCTGACGGGGTTCCAGCGATATAATCTATAACTTCAAAGAATTGATAATTATGATTTTCTGAATTAAATCCATCTCCTGTAACTGTAGTATTAGTTGTAATACCTCCTTGTGTGGCACCTATTCCTGCCTCTCCAATACGTAGTATCCCTTCTACAAATACTTTATCACCTATAGCGAATGGTTGAACCACAAATCCATTTGTAGGTGTATCTAAGAAACAAGTGACAATACCTGCATTTGGATATGTTGATAATGTTACAGAATTTATTCCTACACCATTAGAATTGTTTATTGCAACAACTTGATGATTAACTGAGTCAAGACCATTTACTGGTGCAATCACATT